GTTAGGTGATGCTAATAATGTATTTTTATCGGCAGACCTTACTGCAGCGACTGATCGAGTTTCCCAAATGGTTTCCCTTTCTCTTTGGGAAGGTCTTGCTACCCGAGGCTTACTCACACATGATGATGTGGAATTACTCAAATTTCAATTAGGACCTTAAATTCTATTGTACCCCACAGATGATGGCTATCGTCGAGTTTTTGACATCGACTGGCACTCTGATGGGAACTAATTTATCTTGGATCACATTTGTACTGCAACATTTGTTCTGGATAGAACGGGCAGCTGTCATAGCCAATATGAAACCCCGATAAACCTACAAAACATTCCGAATTTGCGGAGATGATCTCCTTGCGCACACTAAGATTCGTATGGTAAATGCATACCACAGCGTAGTTCGAAGTGCTGGTGGCCAGCTATCTGGTCTAAAGCATCTCGTTACCAAACATTCGTTTGTTTTTATGGAGGTTAAGGGTAGGGCTTCCGGCAAGAAGCAGATTATCTCGATTCCGAAACGGACTTGTGCATCTAGTATGTAGATGTCCGTAGAAGATCGTAAGAAATGCTTCTCTAAGACCGTATTCAAAAAGGTCGTGTTTTCTTCATATATCCCCGTTAAGGGGCTTTTACACGATCCTCACTTTGACAGTCGTTCGACTATTTGTCCATGGTGGTTTAAGATTGGTCCTGCACTCACAAGCTGTCTCAAGGATTTCCGTCCGAGTATTCGTAATCGGATGCTGAAGAGATTTGGCTTTGCTTATAACTTCTTTCGTTAGCATGGGGTTCCCCCCACGATCCCTAGGGATTTAAACGGACCGGGTCTTCCTCCAAGAAATCGCGCCGAGGCGCATCTTGGTGGATTGAGCCGCGAATGGGCTGCGTTCGTTAAAGTATAAGCATTTGACCGATAATCTTCGTTATGGGACCTTAAGACTTAACCAGTTCACGATGCATGTTGGGCATGGTTCGGACCGGATTCGGAAGTATTCAATACTGATGAGCCTCTGGATCTTGTTCATGAAAATAGAAACTATAAGATCCCTCACTACTTGAGGGCTCCCGGCAATGTATCTAGAACGAATTTAGTACCAGGTATTGTCAATCTGGAATCTGGTTATTTAGCTTAGAGTGAATTCAAATTGAAAGATGAGTTATCCATCACCACAGGGAAGGAATATTTCAAAAATACTGGCATGTGCTACCGTGAATGGTGCCAATGGTACCGCGAAGAGCTATTTTTGAAAGTGGGTTACTACATTTCGCGATTTCATCCTAGATACTTCGATGCAGAAGTTGGGGACACGAGATTCATATCTGTTGAGGAGGATGGGAAGACTAAAGTCGCGATGACTTAAGTGAAGACCAAGGATGGATTTTAACCACCCCCATAAATTGGCGCTCCGACCTCAATAAATGCGAAAGTTGGTTCATTTTTGCAATTCTGTCTCGACAGGGATTGCATAGTGGACAGCTGTTCTCTAACTCCTTAAAATAAGTTTAGGAGGTATCGTGAATGTAGAAACCTATATTATCAATAGAAAGTTGGATAGATATCCGGTAAAACCAAGAATACTGACGGCACACCAATATCCGAATAGGAGCAACAATTAAAAA